GTGGCGACACCTTTGCAAAAGTCAATCAAGCATTTCAGTCGGCTAACCGCAAAAACCAAAGCGCGTTACAAGCAGCCGCAGGCGACGTACTCACAACCGACACACCCGGTCTGTTGCCAGTACCAGTTCTCGGGCCACTATTTCAAGATTTGAATTTCGTGCGACCAGTCGTGTCAGCGTTGGGCGCTCGCGCAATGCCAAACACACCAAGCAAAACATTTATTCGACCAACGATCACAACGCACACAAGCGCAGCAACACAAACTGAAGGTGCAGCCGCGTCAGCAACAACAATGGTGATCGCTTCTAACGTTGTCACAAAAACAACCGTTGCAGGTCAAGTTACTTTGTCGGTACAAGACATGGACTTTACAGACCCAGCCTCAATGAACTTGATTTTGAACGACCTTGCAGGCGAATACTTGATCGCTACTGACAACATTGCAGCCGACAACATGGTTGCAGGCAAAACAGCGTCAGGCTCAACATGGACAGTAACCGCAGGCGACCCAACATCGTTGGTGAACTCATTGTTTGACGCAGCGCGCGAAATCGCTGAGGACAGCAACTACTTCCCGACACACTTGTTTGTGTCACCAGACGTTTGGGAAAAACTCGGATCACAACTTGACTCGAGCAAGCGCCCATTGTTCCCAGCCGTAAACGGACAAAACTTTGTTCAGCAAAACGGTCTTGGCACAGCGTCAGGCGCATTGAACTACAACTCAATGAACCCACTCGGTTTGCAACTTGTTGTTGACAACAACTTTGCAGCAAGCACCATGCTTGTCGTTTACGCACCGGGCTTCGAGGTTTACGAGCAACAAAAAGGCATTTTGTCGGTTGAAGTACCGTCGACACTTAGCCGCACGTTCTCGTACTACGGCTACTTCGCAACATTTGTTGCCAAGTCGTCGTTCATTCAGTCAATCGCAATCGCCTAGTTGAAAGGCGGCCTAACCGCCTATGGCAACTTATAACACGGCCAGCAAGCAACTGCTGGACAACTATGCCGTCGTATCCACGCTCGAGCCAACCACAATCGCGGTTGGTGACAGCGTGGTTGTCGGCTCGTTAGGCGCACCGTTCAACGGCACGTTCACCGTGTTGGCTTGCCCACAATATTTGTACACAGGCATAGACGCACAAACAGGCGAATGGCTATACAACGAAAACGTACAAGTACCAAACCAAGTTTTGTTTGCTTGCACAGGTAGCAACGTCGAGTTTGTCGCGATCTACACCGGCACAATATCGTTTACGCCAACGTGTACGTGGATTACGGCCGCAAACCTGATCACGTATTTAGGCGTGTCAATTACTAACCCGTCAGATGATTACACGCTTATAACACAGTCGGTTAGCGCGGCTAACCAGTTTTGCAGTCGCCGACGTGCAGAGGCTGGCTACCACGACGATCTAAGCACAAGCCCGTCAGGTGACGTAACGCTAGGCACTCTCATGTACGGTGCAGCGTTATGGCGTAGTCGAGGCAGTCTTGAAAACGTGTTTGCGTCGTTTGACAACATGGGTACAGCACCGCAACAATCATTGACACCGATCGTTAAACAGTTGTTAGGTATTGACCGACCAGCGGTGGCATAGTGCCTGCACCATACACCGATCTACTAAACGAGGCGATCGACGACCTGACCGCAACACTCACAGCCGTCACAGGCTTACGCGTTATCAACGACCCAACAAAGTTAGTTCCAAATGCCGTTTTTCTACAAGCGCCAAGTTTCACGACGATCGCTGGCAACGGCAACATTGTGCGCGTCGACTTCCCGATCAAAGTTGTTGGTAGTGGCCCAGCAGGGCTACCCGTGTTGCGCGAAATTTTACAGATCGCCGCAACGGTGCTTGGCTCGAGCGTCATTGTCATGTCGGGTCGCCCCGGCACGTTAGATATTGGCGGTCAAGAATACCCGTGCTATGACCTAGCGGTTGGGGTGCAAGCGCAAACAGCGTGAGCATACACACCGTCACGGTTGCAGTATGGTAAAACTATAGATACAACAGCAAAGGATTAACACATGGCAACTAGCACCTATCTTTCAAACCCAGTCGTGCTGATCGGCGCAACAAGCGCGTCAACGACAGACATCACCGACCAAGTGTCGGCAGTAACCGTCAACTACGTTGTCGAAGCACTTGAGGACACCGCGTTTGGCTCGACTGCACGTACCAACACCGCAGGCCTGCAAAACAACAGCGTCACATTGACCGTGTATGCGTCGTATGCGTCGTCAGAAAGTTACTCAGTTTTGTCGGCGCTGGTCGGCACAAAGTGTTACATCAAAGTAACCCCAGCAAGCGGCGCAAACACCGCAACAAACCCCGGTTTTGAATTGACCAACACGTTTTTGAGCGCGTTGCCAGTTATCAACGCCAACTTAGGTGAGTTGTCGACATACGACATTGAACTTATGGGTGGCGCGTACACAGTCGACGTAACGTGATCTAACGTGCCGTAACTGGCCGAGAACAGGACAAGGACACATGAGACTAAAACTTAAAGTTGATCTAAACGACGGCACAACCCCAGTCGAATTAACGACAAATATGTTTGTTATTTGCGAATGGGAAAAAACCGAGGGTCGCAAAATAAGTGACGGCAAAGGTATCGGCTACAGCGATCTAGTTTGCTGGGCGTACCATTTGCTAAAACTTAGCGGCGAAAAAATGCCTGCAACATATCGTGACTGGGTTAAAGCAAACCCAAACATGACCATTGAGGCGATCGACGAGACAGACCCAAACCCTACGGCGTAGGCAGTTACCGACGGCAACTAGCCGAATTGTTAGTTGCAACAGGGTACTGGCCTACGAATATCGAGTTTGACACGCGTGACCTGATAACGGTGATTACGATATTGAATAAGCAAAAGAGGTAACGCGCATGGCAGTTGACGCAACGATAGAGGTCGCAGGCATTAAAGACGCTTTACGTGTGCTTAATAAAATTGAGCCGGGCGCTCGACGTGAATTGACGCGCAATTATAAAAAAGTTATGGAAGGCGTACGGCAAGACGTAAAAGACAGTATTCCGTTTGGGCCGCCGTTGAGTGGCATGGCTTACAACTGGACAACTAAAAGCGGTACACAGATATTTCCGTGGGCTGATCACAACAACAATGTGCGTGTCGGTGTATCGGGTAAAAAAGTGCGCGAGTTCTCAGGGTTTTTGACTAACTTGGCTACGTTTTATTTGCGTTACGACGGCCCGTCAGCAGTCGTTGTCGACATGGCTGGTAAAGGTAAAGTGCCGACAAAACAAGGTGCAATTATGGTTGCTAATTTGTCGCGCAAATTTAGATCACCGTCACGGTTTTTGTGGCCAGCGTGGGAACGAAACAAACCACAAGTTATTGACGAAATAAAAGCATTGGTTGACGATCTAATGCGTCGCACTAGTCGAGAGTTAATGTAATGGCAGTTGTAATACCTATTGTCAGCGAGTTTGACGGCAAAGGCGTTAGCAAAGCGCTAAAACAATTTCAACAATTAGAAACCGTCGGCGAAAAAGCACAATTTGCAATTAAGAAGGCGGCAGTACCGGCAGCGGCCGCATTGACGGCGGTTGCAGGCGCAATGGGTTTGGCGGCTAAAGCGGCAGCCGAGGACGAACAACAACAAGCGATATTGGCAAACACTATGCAAAACGTTGTCGGTGCTACTGACGCAACGGTTGCAGCGACCGAGGACATGATCTCGGCTATGTCGAGGGCAACTGGTACGGCTGATAGCGAATTGCGACCAGCGTTTGCGGCGTTACTTGTTGGCACTAAAAATGTTGGTGAGGCAACCGACGCATTGTCACTAGCACAAGATATCTCAATCGCAACTGGCACAGATTTAGCGACCGTCAGCGACGCGTTGGCTAAAGCATACGCAGGCAATATGAAAGGGCTACAAGCGTTATCGCCTGAAATGAAAGGTCTAATAAAAGAAGGCGCGTCACTCGACACCGTGATGATGGCCTTAAACGATAATTTTGGTGGCGCAGCCGCAAAATCAGCGGACACCGCAGCAGGCAAATTTAAGATACTTAAAAATAGTTTGGCTGAAACTCAGGAAAGTATTGGTGCAGGTTTGTTGCCAGTCTTAAACAAAGTGTTGCCGTATCTGCAACGCATGGCTGATTGGGCGCAAGCAAACCCCAAAGCGTTTTTGTTTATTGCTGGGGCAATTAGCGCAATCGCAACCGCAATTTTGGCAGTTAATTTTGCAATGGCGGCAAACCCGTTTACGTTAATCATGATCGGTATTGGCGCGTTGATCACAGCGCTAGCAGTTGCCTACACAAAATTTGAGGGATTTCGCAACGTAGTAAACACCGTGTTAAACGCCGTCATCGCAGGATTTGAAAACATGGCTAATTCGTTTATCAGCGCAATCAACTTAATTATTCGCGGTATAAACATAATTAAACCCGGTGGCGACATTGACCAACTAAGTCAGATCACGCTTGGCCGTATTGGTGGCGCTGGGCCAATTAGCGGCGGTGGCGCGGCTCGAGAAGGCGGCACAGGCAGTATCACGCCTGCGTTGCCAAGTATGCCAAGTTTGCCGCCGTCGATCATTGGTGGCGGTGGTGGTGGCGGTGGCAGTCGCGCTGGCGGTGGCGGCGGCGGTGGTGGTGTTGGTGGCGGTGGCGATTTAGTAACAATTCAAAGCGCATTAACGACATACGGCATGGCTGAACGTATCGCAGCACGATCGTCAGGTGACGTAACTATAAACGTGACAGGCGGTATGTCGACTAGCGCCGAGATCGGGCAAAGCGTGTTAAACAGTTTGTTGGCATACCAGCGCACCAACGGCCCACTCGATTTAATGATTGCGGAATAATGCCCGGTACAGCCGTTGTTGCGAGTGGCAACTATGACCTAGAAATTGACACAGGGTTTCAAGTTGACGGCTTTGAACTTGATAACGCGCTAAAAGGCGTACTGAATAACACTCAATATGTGCTTAACGGTACAACCGAATATGCGGCCGTGCTTGACGGCGTAAACCAAATAAACGTTAGACGCGGCCGTCGCGATCAGGGCGACCAATTTAGTGCAGGCACAATGACATTTACCATGCTTGATACAGACGGTATTTTTATGCCGTTTGATGAAAGCAGCCCGTATTACAACACGGCTGACGCTAAACCGGGGTTAGCGCCTTTGCGTCGAGTGCGATTGTCGCGGTACAGCGCAACAAACGTCAAAGAATATTTGTTCGTAGGTCGCATTGTTAATTTTGACTACAACTTTGCGCTTGGCGGTTTAGACACCGTGACGGTTTATTGTGCAGACGATTTCTATTTGTTGGCACAAACATATTTAGCCGAATTTAATGTTGACGAACAATTATCTAGCGCTCGATTAACAGCCGTACTTGATCGACCCGAGGTTGATTATCCAGCCGCAACGCGTGACATATCTACAGGCACACAAACGCTTGGTGGTGCGGCCGCTTACACAATCCCTAACGGTACAAACGTGTTAGGTTATTGCTCAAAAATTAACGAGGCTGAACAGGGCAGATTGTTTATTGCGCGTGACGGCGACATAACATTCCAACCACGTATAGGTGCAACAATTGACCCGTCGGTAGCCGACTTTAGTGAGGCTGGCGTTGACATACCGTACAACGGGCTAGGCATAACATTCGAAGCCGATCAAGTTGTTAATCGTGCGGTTGTACAGCATTTGGGCAATCAAACGCCACAGGTCGCCGAGGACACGGGCAGTCAGGCGTTGTACTTTATACAAACGTACTCGATTACCGATAGTTTGTTGCATAGCAATGACGCAGCACTAGCGCTTGCCACGTATTTGCTTGACCCGTTGCCCGAGCCGCGTTTCACGTCGCTTAACACGGCGTTTGCCATGATGAGCAGCGCCGAACGCGACACCGTAGCCGTAATCGACATAGGCGACACAATCACCATTGAAAAATCATTTGCGCCCGGCACAAACCCAGCGTCGTTGGCTCAAAGTTTGTCAATAGAGGGCATAGAACATTCAATCAATGTAAACAACGGGCATATTGTTACTTATTACACGTCGCCCGTTACGGTCGTTTACGAGTTCATACTTGACGACCCAACGTTCGGTATCATCAACGCTGACAACGTACTAGGTTAAAGTAGGTCATTATGGGTGCAAACGCGCAGACATCAGTTCCAGTTTTTACCGCAGGGCAAATTTTAACTGCACAACAACAAACAGAAATAAACACGGGCATACCAGTTTTTGCTACGACTGCAACGCGTGACGCGGCGTTTGGTGGCACAGGCGAAAAAACCCTTGCCGAAGGTCAATTTGCTTACATTGAAGCAACTAACGCAACTCAATATTATGACGGCACAGCATGGCAATCTGCTAGTGGATTGACTTTTATTACTGGCGCAACTTTTACAACCGTAACAAGTGTCAGTTTGCCGACTAATACTTTTACGTCAACTTACGCAAATTATAAAGTTGTGTTTGTTTTAACCGCAGTAACCGCCGACCTCGATCTATCCGTAAAGTTGCGAGCAAGTGGCGTCGATACAAGTTCAGGATATGAGTACGCTTACACGGGTTTGACAAGTGGTGGTGCAGCATCAAACGCTGCATTTGCGGGCGGTAGCGATTGGTCAGCCGCAGAAGCCGATATCGCTTCAACCTATTACACATTTAATATGGATTTATTTGCACCGCAACTGACACAAAGGACATCATTTTTGGCAACCATTGTTTTTGACAACAAATCTGCCGTTACGGTAAGTCGAAGCGGTGGCGGTTTTCAAGACAGCGCAACAAGTTTTGACAGCATTTCATTTATAAGCAATGTTGCGTCAAGCATTACTGGAAATTATAAAGTTTACGGATATTCAAACAGTTAGGTGAATTATGGCTAATCCAAAAATTTTTGACGGCGAAAAAAACCGCACAATGACAAACGAAGAATACGAACAATGGCAAACCGATAATGCCAATAGACAAGCACAAATTGAAACATTAGAAGCAAAAGCCGCAGCCCGTCAAGCCGTACTAAACAAACTTGGTTTGACGGCTGACGAAGCCGCCGCATTATTTGGCTAACAATGTGCGCTACTGGCTACTTACGATCGCATTGTGCGCTGGTTGCGCCACAAGTAAAACAAACACAACAGGCGGCGTTAAAGTCCGCAATTTATCAATAAGCGAGGTTTGCCAATATGGGTCGCCTGACCGGTGCGAAATTAGAAAATAACCAAATACACGCCCGATTAATTGTCACGGTCGGCATACTTATGGCGATCACATTTGTGTTAATGGTTGTCGGTTTGTTGTTTGGTTTGTTGTTTGTGTCAATGCCCGATGAACTATCACCGCTTGACAGCAAAATAGTTGACCTACTCAGCACGATCAGCGTGTTTTTAACAGGCGCACTATCGGGTCTTGTGTCGGCCAACGGCATAAAAAACACCGACAAAAACAACGACGGAATACCCGACGCACTCGAATGACAAAACCGTACGTCATCACCGCACAACCAGTCGTTAAAGCACCGTTGGCTGGCATGGCCAAATGGGTTGAACTCGCAGTCAAACACAGCGACGGCAGTTTGTGGAACAACGGCATATGGGTTGTGCGCGACGTACGACATAAACCCGGTGTCATCAGCAACCACGCTCGAGGTCTAGCAACCGATTTGTCGTACAGGTGGCTGGCACAAAAACAATTTGGTCGTCAAGACGGCCGCAAACAATCATTGGCATACATCGTCAAACTGCTTGAACACGCCGACACGCTCGGCATACAACTTGTGATCGACTACGCGTTAAAACGGTCATGGAAATGCGATCGCGGCACATGGCAACCACTACCCAGCGTCGACGACGGCGACTGGTATCACATAGAAGTCGAACCACGCCTAGCGCACGACGTAGAGGCCACAAAACAGGCATTTCAAGCCGTATTCGGGGTATCACCGAAAGCAGCGCCACAATCTGTTTAGGCTGGTTACCTACCCGAGAAAGTAGGTCACCATGACACTCATCAGCAAAACAGCCATATCGCTATTTATTAGCGCCATGTCAATATTTATTTTGGCTAAACCGCCAGCACCAACACCGGCAGAAACACGCCAACAGCCAGCAACGGTTTGGCAGGGTTTAGAGCCAGCGTCGCCCGTACCGCCAACAACGGTGAAAAGTACGTTTATAACGCAACCTGACGCGTGTCAGACGGTGTTTGACATGGCTCGACACGTCGGCTGGCCCGAACACGAACTAACGCAACTGGTTGCAATCGCCTATCGTGAGAGCCGTTGCAAACCTGACGCGTTTAATTCAACCGACCCAAACGGCGGCAGCGCTGGGGTCATGCAGATCAACTACTTTTGGTGCAAACCGTCGCGCTATTACGCCAACGGATATTTGCAGGCATACGGCCTGATACGTAATTGCGACGATCTATTTGACTTAGAGGACAATCTACGGTCGGCGTTGGCTATCTACAGATACTCGAATGGGTGGCGCGCATGGTCACTATAAAACACCTGATCGTCGCAAGCGTCTTGACCGCGTACACGTATGCGCTACTGTATTTCACCAACCAACGAAAGGCTAAAGATGACCGAGAACATCGACCCGAGAACTGACCCACAGTTTAAAGCACTAATGCAAGTGATGAACGACATCACACAAAACAAAGTGCCGTTTTATGAACCGCACGAACTTGCGGCGCGTAGTACATTGCGAGCGTTGCAACATCAAATTGACGATCACAACGTTTTAGACGACAGCGATTTGATCGACACACTTAACCAGGCGCGTGTTGAAATAAAATATTTGTGCAGCATTATTACCGATTTGCACGAGCGCATCAAACAACGCGACGTCGAGATTGGCATTAAGCAACTTAGGTTAAATGAAAACGAAGTTGAAATTCAACGTTTAGAAAACATGGTGCACCGTGCTTACTAAACACGAGAAATCACGTATTGCAGTAGCGATCGCCGAGAGCCAGGCGAGCGCTAACGCTAAATGGACACCTGAGCAACAGGCACAGGTTGACGCGGCGATAATCAAAATGGCGCGCATGAAACCACGTTTCACAGCCGATGAGGTTTGGTATGAGTTGGGCGCGTCATTCCCAGTCACTAAGGGTATGACTGCTCGACTTATGGTTGCTGAGCGTCGCGGTGTAATTAAAAACACGGGCGAGATCACATATGCGAAACGTGGCGGTCAGCATGATCACGCGCAACGTCTAACAATTTGGCAATCACTATGAGCGGATACAACCTCGACAACTATGTTGACGTACCAACACGGTTAACGGCTGCGCTAAAAAAATATCCTGATCTACGCATACAAGAAACAGGCCGCGAAATAATCGAAATGCCTGACAAGTCATGTTTTATTCGTTGCACGGTGACTGTGTGGCGTGATGCAACCGATCCGATACCAGCCGTAGCGTCAGCGTGTGAGGTTTACCCTGGTCGCACACCGTTTACTAAAATGAGCGAAAACGAAGTTGGGTTTACCAGCGCGCTGGGCCGTGCGCTCGGCTATATGGGGTTTGGTATTAACAAGAGCATTGCTAGCCGTAATGAGGTTGAAGCCGCACAATCACGACAAACCAGCACACATTTAGCGCCCGTCGTACCGTTACACGACGTAGAGGTGCCGTTTCCCGATACACCGCAACGTGATTGGCCGTCGCCTAAACAGTTGGGCATGATGAGGGCGTTGGCGAACGGTCAAGGGCTTAAGGGCGATGATTTAAAAACCTTTATTAGCGCAACATTGGGGCGCGAGGTGCAGACAACAGGTGATCTTGATAAACGTGACGTGAGCAAAGTGATTGATGCGCTTAAACTGAGCGAACCTAAAAACTAAATAACGGGCATGACCTAAGCGTGTTGCAGCGCGGTTGGTGACACACGGCAACGTGGGTAGATGACGCACGTGGTAACACGTGGTCAGGCAAATGCGTTACAGAGTTAGGGTGTCGAGTGTGGCAGACGACGGGGGGCTAAAGCGCATTAGGCTTTACACACAACAACGATTGACATAACACAAACAAACCACAAACATAAAGTTGACAA